CTGACCGGTTACATTCGGACTATTTGCCAAACCTGATTTGTCATAATCGGCAAAGTTAGAAGTAGCCAGTAAATTCATGTATGCGGCGGGTGAGGCGTACAAGAAGGTATTTCCATCGGTATAATCGACGTTTATATCGAGTAACTTTTGGATTCCTGCCCGTAGTTTCGCGGCTGACAGAATATTATCGGTACCGAGTGCGGTGTCGTTAGCTGACGCACTCTGGATAATAGTCTGTGCCAAATACGTTTCGATGTTTTTCGCTATTGCGTAACCCATCGTAGAGGTATATATCTCGAACAGTTCAGCCGATTCCTGGACCTTAACAACGTCAGTAATTCGCTTTGCTTCATACGCGTGTTGATTAATCGTGAGGTCAGTTTTTGGGTCAGTGTTTCGGCCGTAGGTTATCGCGTTGCCATCGGTGAGAGTGGCGGCGGTTTCCTCTGTCGCTCGGGGTATGTGTAAGATGTCACCGCCATTCGCCACCATAGACGAGAGGTCAGTAACAAGATTCTTTATTTGAAATTTATCCTCTGCATAATTGAGGATAGCGTCTGCCCACATTTCTGGTATAAAATTGGCAGCGGTGGTCGTGTCAACATTAGCCATTTAAATTGCCTAACTGGTACGATAAAACTCCGTAATCCTGGCGTGATTCGCTTTGCGTTCGCGCGGTGTGAACTTTTTAATCTGGTCGCGTGTCAATGGTCCGTCACTACTTGATCCGGGAATATTCGTCTTGATATTAGAAGTTGGTTTCTGTACCTTAAAAATGTTCAATTTTTCGTACTCTTTGAATTTAGAGTTGTTGAAACTGACATCCTCATCCGATAATGTCTCGCCATCCGACGCGGTCCTAAATGCACCCTTAACGTCATCCGACGCCGTTTCAGGGATCATTCCAAGCCGTTCGTTCCAACGTGTACGCGCTGAATCTAATTGAGAAGTTTTATAAGATTGATATTCTTCAAGTTCCTTTTTCATAGAAGGAAATTCGGTCTCAAACTTATCCAACTTGTTTTTAAATTCGTCACGTTCCTTTTCAAGAGTCTCGTTAGCTAAACGACGCTCTTTCGATTCGTTATTGGCGGACGTTAGGTGACGTTTTGCGTCATCCAGTACGCGGTTTTGATCCGATAGAGTTTGTTTAACCGTGTTAATTCCAGATTCGAGTTCTTTCAAATCTGCTATATGTGGCGAATCCTCGCCTAACCCTGTGCGAATCCTCGCGATGGTATCTGTTATACCCATTTAATTTATTCCTTATAAAATAAATCTGTGTACTCTAAAAAATCAATTACCGAATCGTCAGAACAGTTGTAAACGGTCCCGCCCAATTCGTTTGTAATCGATTCAAAAAACTTGATCCTGTGTATCTGTGACGATGTAATGTCTTTATGGTAACGCGGATTATGTTGGAACTTATTCGGGTCAGCACCCCAGAAGTAATCACCTTTGAAGTCTGCCCCGCACAAATAAAACGTGCGAAACCCCAGATCAAACCCAACCCATAAAGCCAATACGATCGATGGATGTTTATATGCGGTCCGAATGTATCCATCCATTTTATAAATTTTCCCGCTCACTTTAGCCGGGGAGTCAGTCTCGAATGGATAATTATCGAGTTTACAATGAACATCCGGTGTAAATATTCGTCCTATTCGATTAACGCCGATAGTGAAATACTGCCCGATAAGGTCGAAATTTAGCCGGTTCAATGATGAACCATTCCCCAATATTACGCAACCATTATCCGTCGTTATCTCTGCCCTAATCGACTCAATAGAATCGTATCTGTCAGCCGTCAGAATCATTTATTTAAAAAAGCTGTGTATTCAAGAAAGTCAATCTCACTGTCTTTACTGCACAGGTATAATATACCGCCTTTTTCACATAAAAGTATTGAAATATCTGCGATATGTAACATTTGTGATTTAATACAGGTCAAATAATACTGTTCAAGTGATAGCTTTTGATGTGCCCCGGCCTTTTCACCCCAGAAATAATCACCCTTGAAATCGACTCCGCATAGATAGATCGTTTTAAATCCAAGTTCAAACGCGAACCATAAAGCGAACGGAATAGATGGAACCTTTGCCCTGTGGTGGCGCATATATCCGTCCATCTTTGAATCGTTCCAGGTGACTTTAGCCGGGGAGGTTGAATTGTATCCATCCGGTCCGGTTATGTAATTATCGACCGCGACATGGACGTCAGGCGTAAATATTTTACCGATCCGGTTGACTCCGATAGTAAAATACTGTGCGACCTTATCGAAATCCAGATCATTAATCGAGGCGCCGTTCCCAAGCAAAACGCACTCGTCCGTCGTTATCTCATCTCTGATCTGATCGAATGTCGTGTAAGGTGGGTTATTCAGGAACATTAATATCCTCGGTATGTGGCAAGAAATCAACGGCAGAATCACGGCTACAATTCAATAATTCGCCACCCAATTCGGTTAACAACCTTTGAACCTTTTTAATCCGTCGCATCCCTGATCTAAATGGTCGTGGTGGATAAACACCATTACGAGAATAATAATAAGAGCCATTGTTATAATGCGGACCCTTATAATCCGCCCCGGATAGATATATTTTAGTAAATCCCAAATCAATAGCCAGATACAAAGCGAATCCAAGTGATGGATGTTTTTTGCCTACCCTGATAAAATCAGCGTCCTCATAACCGTGCCAACTAACTTTTGTGGGGGCATCCTTGCACCAATATTCTTGATTAGTAACACAGACAGAATCGACGCAGACATGAATATCAGGTGTATAAATTTTGCCTATACGATTAACCCCAATCGTATAAAAATTGTCTACCTTTGCCCAGTCGAGGTCATTAATTGACGACCCATTGCCCAGTACAACACAGGTCGTTTCGTTTATGTCTGATTTGATTTCGTCGATTGAATTATACTTTGATCGTGGTAGTCTCATCCGGTCCTAAAAACTTATCGATCGATTTATTCACGATTCTATTGGTTATCTTATCCATCTCGTCCGGTACAAGTTGACCCGGTTCGGATATGACCCGACCGTTATCGGCGAGCCACTTGATTTTTGCGCCCTCACTGGTCCAACCTAATTGGAATCCGTTTGACGTGACGTTCTTGACAGCCAGATCGCGCATTAAATCACTGGTAAGAATCGGTGCGGTTGAATTTTTAAACTGCGATGCCTGACGTTTAAATTTATTGTTTTGTTTCCGTTCGCCGTATGATTTGGAATAGCCCTCGAATTTCTTCCCGTTCACATCCTTTTTGTCAAGGAATGTCCATCGCTGCCAGAACTTCCGCGTCTGGTTGCCCATACTGACCCAATCAGCTTTAGTTATTATCGGCATTTACTCGATTAATTACTTTGTATTCGGCAACGTTTTTAATCCATTGGCGTTGTCTCAATTGCACGACCTTTTCAGCTATTTCTCTGGTTTTATAACCCCTGCCAAATTCTCTGTGCCAATTATGATCTCGGAGGAAATTCGCCTTTGGGTATCTCACCATGATAATGAATGGCTTATCGATCTTTTTAGCCCGCTTATGTCCATTACATATTTCTGAATCAGGCGGGGATTGGACCGCGTTTTTGTGCGCGGAATGTGCAATCTTATGTAATGGGTCAGTCATTAATCCCTCTCACTTTGTATCTGTCGCAATGTCTGCGGTTTGCCAAACTTATCTTCGGCAATCAATTTATCTTTAATCTTACCGGCCCGATGTTCCTGATTGATGTTTACACCCTCCTCGGCAAACCAACCATGACGACAATTAAACCCGCCCCCGTCAGTTCGTGATCCTGGAAATCTCGAATCGATCTCCGCAATAGTCAACGCCCCTGCTGCAATCATTTCGATACAGATTGGGCGAGTCTTTTCGTCCAGTGGCCCCTCATATCGATATTTTGTTTCGACCGGTAATTCGTTCTGCATCGCTGTGTTTATCGTACGGCTAAACGTACTCAATCCGGTATTTATCAACGTCTCTAATTGGGCCGGTGACAGTGTCGATCCTGTGATTGCGCGAGCAATTTCGGACCGCCCTGCCCCGGTTAAAATTCCCTTTGCCACTTCGTTTTTGACCGTATTACCTAAATTGCCCAGATTAGCCAGAAATGACGCGCCCTCAATGTCGATATACGATTGGAGAATCGGACCGGACAATGGACTGATTTGAGTCAATCCGGATAGTTCTGCGACGAACCCGGCATCCAATACTTTTAATATACTCGACTCCATCGCATCGGTAAATAAATCTAATTGGACCGCATTAATTACGCGGGGTATATCGGCCGGATCGACGTTGGCGGTGACCTCGAATAGAGTCCCCGTCATTACCTCGACGGTATCGTCTATAATCTTCTGGATTTGCTGTTCAGGTGTTGGCATTTAATCATCTTTTTTTGTTATAATTAAATCTCTGTATTTTTTACACCGCAAGCATATAGCCTGTAAAATATGTCTATTTCTATTAAATGGTTTTGAGGGGCCACAACTCGCCTCGGTGATACTCGTTGCAACGTGTTTATATTGGTTGCTCTTACAGTGTGGACATATTTTCCGAGCCATTACGGATTAACTTGGCCACCCTGTAACGCTTGAACCAATCGGTCCGCTTCGGTCTGATTCTGTTTATCGACCCAACCACGAGCGACCAAATGTTCAACCGCATCGGCTCGATCTGGAAATTTGTCCGGGTCACGTTCCATCAATATATCAGCTTCGTCCTTCATGTTGTGAGCCAAATCCCAATCGTCAGCCTCACGCTTTTCGTCCTGGGTCATGATGTATTCGGTTTCACTGAAATCGATTGTTAATTCTGATCCAATATCCCGACCCGTTTCAACGTTAAATATCACTTTGTCGATCTCAAATAATGCCTTTTCGAGATTCTTATATCGTTTAATATCGTTGCGCCTGTCGTCCTGTAACTCCTGATTCCGTTCGCGTCTGGCTGTCCCGCTCTCCGGCTGTGACTCAAAGAAATCGGCGGGTAGATGCCAATTAATCGATACGCGTCGCATCATTCCATCCAATGCCTTTTCGATCGATTCGATTGTGTTTGGTGGTGACTCAATACCAAACTGCGCACCCTCTGGAATGACTAATCGTTCGTCAACACCCTCGGGTAATTTAGTAATATCGACATTATCACCGGCGATCCATTCCTTGCCGTATGACTGGAAAACAATATTCCCGGTCTTGGCCGTTTCGACTACATTCATAATCAAGTTGGTCTGGACGACGTCTCGTGCAATATCGACGTCTAAAAAATTATGATCCGGTACGCCATCACGAAATCCAAACTCGACTGGGATCAATCCGTATCCGTTTTCATGGTCTGGATTATCCGGGTCCTCTATGATCTTACCGATAACAGTCTCCTGACCGATTTTGGGTCGTTCGTACAGATAAGTATGGTCCGCGTCCCAGTATTCCCATATCGCGACGTCATTATTTGCCTGCGCTCTGGTCGATATTGGATAGGTAAACGCCACCGGTTGCATCGCGTTTTCTGTACTGAATAATAACTCATATTCCCAGATCAAATCGGTTTCCATCTTATCGTTACGCCATGACCGTTTGAACGCCACCGCATCCAACAAATTAGTTAGTATTTCACCGCGTTGCATCCTCATGTCGAGATTGACATAATCGTCTTGGTATATCTCGGATATTTCACCATCGATCGATCGGATCGGTTCGACCATGTAAACCAGACTGACCCGTTCCATTATCCGTTTCGTCGGATTCATTAATCCGGATGGCAGCGTGCCGATCTTTAAAACGTTCTCGGTGTATTTCAGTGTATTCGCATTAAAATAATCCAGTGCCATATTCCGGTCCTGGACCCATTGGTCAATCGATTTTTTGTCAAATGCTAACTTCGCAGCGTCAAGTAATTGTTTCCCTAAATTTTGATGTATCATCTTGGCATCCTTCCGTAGAATGGTCGGTTAATTGGTGATTCATAGTCCACTTCGTACCGAAATCCATCGGATGCGTGAGTTCGTAATTTATTCGATTTATCAATGTCCCGCGTACCGGGTTTATTGATAACCTGTTCAAAATCTTTAATCAGTTCCTGACATTTCGGGTCCATAACGCAATCGTCCGGCAATATCTTATTGACCGCATTAACCGAATCGACAATGGATGGCGCTTTTCGTTTGACCCGTAATTCAAATCGATTATCTATTAATATCTGGTGATCTGACCGACGCGATGACGTCCCGCGTGATTTACCGGCCGGATCAGGGTAAGCAATATATCTGGCATTACCAGGATAACGTCGATGTACCTCGGCGCAGGCGTCCTCGGTCAATAGTCGCCCTTCGGTGTGGCTTATTTTAATCTGATCGAATATCCTATACCGAGGGGAGTCTGAATATAACTGACTCAAATTACCGACCATTGGATCAACGTTAAAATCGACGCTGAATCGTATCGGTAAATTCGGATTGTATTTGACCGGTTTGACGTTATTGTCGCGGTTGAAATTGTAATAGGTCGATCCGGATTGCAGATTGACGAACTGACCGTCCATATACGCTTTGAGTAAAGTTTCGTCGTATGTATCCCGAAGTAATTTAATGTAATTGTCAGGTAAGAAATGATTATCGGTCGTCTTGCCGTGTATCAGGTGACGCGATCCGTCATTGTCCTCGACGAATAGTTTATGCGTGTATCCGAACCCTTCCGGTGTGGTCACAAAGTAGATTCGGACCGTTTCCGACCCTCTCATTCGACCGATCGATTTAGTCCATGCTGTATGGCAGTTCTTCCATGACTCAATATCGAACTCATCGAATCCGATGTAGGTCAATTCTGCCCCGACGATGTATGCCGGTTTCTGTAATTGGTAT